GCTCCAGATGCGTTCAGACAAGTTGGTTTCACGCGACTATGTACGCCGTGAGATTCCAATGGACCTTAACGTCACACAGGAGGAACAGCGTGTTGATATTGAAGAGATGCGCGATGCTCTTCGCGTTTCTGTTGCCCAGTATGCACAGGCGATACCTGCTCTTGCAGCGCAGGGGCAAGACCCTTCACAGATTGTCTCTCGTATCGCAGAGGTTATCAAGGGTCGCCAAAAAGGATTAGCACTCGAATCAATCGTGGAGAAGGTATTTACACCTGAACCACAGCCAGAGATGGCAATGCCACCACAGGGTGGCCCAGAACTTCCAGTAGCAGGTGCGGCCCCCGCTCCTGCCTCGCAGCAACCTCCACAAGAACAAGCTGGTCAGGCCCCTGCTACTGGTCAAACTCCAGATATAGCTCAACTACTAGCCGGTATCACCGGCGCAGCGTAACCGAAGGAGGTGCAAATATGAACAAGGGATCACACGCTCCAGCCCCAGTACAACCAGTTAAGGTTGACACTAAGGCAGGATCAGTTAAGGGCGGTAAAGTTGACTTCGGTTATGCCGGAACAGCTCGCAAAGGCAAGAAGGCTTAATGACGAAAGGCGTACGGGATGATGGAAGACAATAGAGTACGTCCTCCCGTACGTCGTTCTCACTTTGTAGTTTTGTTTGCAGAGTTTGCATTTAACTTAATGCAAGCAATTACAGGATTTTTTGAAGCATTATACGAACTAAGCATTTACCACGCCAACCGTAAGGTTGAAGAGAACTCTGCGTGGGAACAAATGACACAAGACCTAGAGACTTTAGAGGAGGACAAATGACAACTGCGCCAATGAACCCATTAGCAGGTCCTTCAGGTCCAGGCAAGTATTCAACCCGTACAGATAAACTTGATATGGGTTCGACATCATACGGAGAAGGTGTAGAGACAGCGGCTATTAAGTCAGGTGCTCCACTTGCTAAGACTCCAGATACACGTCCAACACCAGCTGCAGAAGTACGTGCAGCGGCAGGCGAAGCAGTCACACCATTATTCGCACCATCAGAGCGTCCAGATGAACCAATCACTGCAGGTATCCCAATGGGAGCAGGTCCTGGTCCAGAAGCTCTAATGATGGGCAAGCAGACAATAAAGACATCAGACACATTGGCAAAGATGTTGCCATTTGATACTACTGGTGAAATCGGAATTTTATACCAACAAGCGTTAGCGCGGGGTGACTAATGGCTGATAACTTAAATGCAGCAGCATTTGCTGCCGGTTTAAGTGATGCTGAGCGTGCCAAGATTGAAGCACTTAATAAGACTCTTAATGTCCACAGAGAATTAAGTAATCTTCCAGCAAACGTAGCAACACAAGAATTTAATTCAAAGACTGCTGCACAGAAGAATGCTCTTAAGGGAGTAACTGGCGATACAGCAGAATCTCGTGGATTCTTTGGTAGCGCTTGGCATTACACTGGCGGAGCATTACTAGCAGGGCTACAAGAAGTATCAGATCTTACAACTCGCCTTTATCGTGTTTCTCAACTTGAGGATGCACAAGAAGGAAACCAGTACAAGGGTCTATCTGGTCTTAAAAAGGCTTGGGATACAGCCAATGACAAAGGCGACAAAGTCTTTGATATCAATAGAATTGAAAAGGCACGCAAGAAGTTTGGCGAAGCCGAAGTAAATGTTGCTACAAGAATCGCTGCAGGCGAAAGCCTTGACAAGATTGTTGCTGAAGGAACAGAAGAAGAAAAGCAAGTAGCAAGAATTGCTTACAAGGGTTTTAAGACAGACTCTTTAGATGCGTCAGGCTTTCAGGAAGTACTAGATGCTGTCAACGCAGCTAAGTACTCACCAGGTCGTCAGGCTGCTAACGCTGTCCTTCCTGGACAACTAGAAGGATCTGGTCTTTTCTACAAGCCAATCTCTGGAACTATTGATGCTGCTTACCGCATCTTTGCAGACCCAACACTTGTACTCGGTAAAGTAAAGCGTGCTATTGACGCAAGCAGATATGCTCTTGATGTTGTTATCGGACAGAACAAAGTGGCTCAGGTATTTGCCAACCCAAAGGTAGTAAACTTTTGGAATACATACGGTTCTGAACTTGACAAACTTAACAAGGCTAAGTCTGCAGGAAATACAGTAGAGGCAGTTGCTGCTACTAATAACCTAAAGCGCCTTGCTCCAGAGTTCGGTCCAGCTGTAGTTAACTCATTTATTAAGGCTGACGTCCCAGTAACCGATGCCCTTACTGCAAAAGCATTCTTTGAGAACGCTAAGCAGACTGAAGAAATCTTTAAGGGTTCTATTGGACGCAAGCGTGTGCTTATGCCACGCCTTGACCTATCACGTCAAACACGTGTAACTGTTGCAACAACAGCAAACAAGATCTTTGACCTAGACCGCATTGGTCCTAAATTTGTCGACAACCTTTTCTTTGGTGCTGCAGCAACAGATGACGGCATTGCTGAGACTATTATCAACGGACAAAAGACTATCGTTGAGTCAGTTAAGGCAGATGCTAAGGCTAAGGGAGTCGCTCGTTTCTCAACAGCAATGGTCCAAAAGCGTATCGATAACTTTAAGCGTCGTTTCGAAAACATCCCATTTTTTGATGGAGACGTACTAGACGTAACTGCAAAAGAAGCACCTACTAAGATTTATCAACTAGCACGACTTACACTTCCACAGCGTGAGTCAAAGTTGATTGCACAGGCATTTGAGAATGCTGCAGTAGGACGCAAGAAAGAAATTTACTACGGTCTTCAGGGAACTATCCTTGATATCCGTGGAGCCAGCGCTACTAAAGAAGCGCGTGAAATAGCACTTAAGGCGCAGGGTAAGACTAACGCTATCTATGCTGCTCGTAACGCAGATGGTTACAACCCATCACTTCTACCAGATGGTGAATCAGTTGGTTTGATTCCATCAGACTTTTCTAACTTTGTAACAACTCTTAGTGTTAAGGATATTGACCGCCTTACAGCACGAAGCGGTTGGATTCAGCGTGCATTTGGTTTTGCTCACTCAGACTGGGTAGACAAGATGACCGGATACTGGTCATTCTTAACACTTGCTGGCCCACGTTATGCACTCCGTAACGCAACAGAAGATTTACTTGTACACCTTGCTATCGGTGAATCACCTTGGGGTCTTGTACAGGGGCGTTCTCTATCAACACGTTTGCGTACAGCACGTCAGGTAGAAAAGGGTTTGACAGATCTTCAGAAGTCTGCAGCAAACCCACTAGGTGGAGTGTTGCGTTTTGTTAACAAGAAGGAAGCAGCAAGCTACACAAAGGCTATTGATGAAGCAGCAGGAGACTTGAAGAAAGTCCGTCTCATTACAGCCAATGCTCTTAACGAAGGCAAGATGGCTCGCTTTTATGAGCGTACAGGAATTGGAAAGTTAACAAAGCAGGACCGTGAGTTGCTCTCTGAGCAGATTCTATACGGTGACCTTGACAACGCTCTAGCAGATGTTGTTGAAGGTGGCCGTAACGCGTTCACTGGAGTTGACCAGTACACAAAGACAATCGCACATACTCGTAAGAACAGGGTTCGCACAGCTGAACTTAAGTACGATATGGGAGCAGGTTTCCGCAGAGCAAAGGGTAAAAAGGGCTTTGATGAAATCAAGCCAGATGTTGTTAACGAAGCATCTCTTATTGCTTGGGTTATGCGTATTGGTTACTATGCTAACGACAATCTAGGCGGTATTGCTATCGCTAACTTGGCTACAACACCAGAGGGTGAACGCCAAGCAATCATTAAGATTATGGACTGGATGAAGAACAATCCAGAGATTATGAACCAAGCTCGTATGGAAGAGCGTGGTATCAGTCAGGCTGAACACGCAAAGCGTATCTACGAGGCAGCAAAGCAACTGTTTGTAAAGCGTGACGGAGTAACTCTTAATGAAGACTTGCTCAGCAAGGTCAGAACATTTGACCCAGAGACAGGCGCATACAGAATTTCAGGTCAGTTAGGTCTTGATGACCTACCTATCAATAATGCTGACTTGCCAGACTACATTGTTGGTCCACAACTTGTATCTATTTCAGACTCTGGCAACTACACAGGATCATTGATGGAGTGGGGATGGGACTGGTTAGGTAACGCTAACGCACGTCTATCACGTGAACCTATGGTTATCTCAGAGATGATTAAACTACGTAAGCAGTTCAAGTCATCTGGGTTTGAAGATGCATTCATTGCATCATTTAAGCGTGGCATCACAGACGAAAAGGGCCTAGTAAAGGCAGAGCGAGCAGCAAAGACTAAGCTAGCAGAGATAGTAGAAGACAGAGCAAGACTACAAGTACTTGCTTATGTAGATAATCCTGCAGTGCAAAGCCAGTTTGCGTTCTCTATTCGTAACTTTGCACGTTTCTATCGTGCTACTGAAGACTTCTATCGTCGCTTTTACCGCACAGTTCGCTTTAACCCAGAGTCAATCCGTCGTGCTCAACTAACTTATGAGGGAATTACACACTCAGGTTGGGTACAGAAGGATGATCAGGGTGAAGCGTACTTCGTATACCCAGGAACTGAACACGTTTACAAGGTAGTTCAGGGTGTAATGACAGCATTTGGTGTACCAGCAGAGTTTAAGGTACCAATGCCAGTAGAATTTGGTGCAAAGATTAAGATGATTACTCCATCTTTGAACCCAGAGTCTATGGTTCCTACATTTGCTGGTCCAGTATCTGGCATTTCAATCAAGGTTGCAGCAAACCTTCTTGACTTTGTTTCACCTGGTGCATCAGACACCATTACCCAGTACGGTCTTGGTAAGTATGCAGTAGACCAGTCATTCGTTTCGGCGTTCTTGCCAGCACACGTTAACCGTATCTATCAGGCTATGAACAAAGATGAGCGTGATGGCCAGTATGCGTCAGCAATGCGTAAGGCTATGACCTATCTTGAGTCAGCTGGACACGGTTTGCCAGAGAAATTTGATGCAGAAGGTAACTTAATACCACCAACACAGGGTGAATTAGAGAAGTACCGCGAGCGCCTTAACAATGTAACCCAATCAATCTTGGGATTGCGTGTAGTTTATGGATTCGTAGCACCTGCTACACCAACAGTCCAGTTAAAGTCAGAGATGGCAGACTGGGTTCGTGAGAACGGTAAGGCTAACTTCAAGCAGGTCTGGTATGGACTACTAGATCGTACTGGAGATTACGATACTGCCATCAAGGAATGGGTACGTTTGTTCCCAGACCAGATTCCATTTACTATTTCAGAGTCAGAGCGTTCTACTGTTGCATACTTCCGTTATGCTGAAGAATCAGGACAGTTCGTTGACAAGAATGAAGGACTGTTTAAGCAGTATCCACAGGGTGCAGCTTTCTTAATCCCACACAAGTCTGGTTATTCTTGGAATGCCTACAAGACTATGACTGATATGGGTCTACGTAAGAACAAGAGAGTCTCTGACTTCCTTCGTGAAGTACAGACTGCAGCAGATATGCAGACTTACTACGCAAAGAAGACAGAATACGAGACTAATCTTGAGGCAGTAGGAACAGACTTTGAGCGTAGCCAACTTCGTTCCGAATGGCGAGATTGGGCTTCTAACTTCAAGCAGTTCCGTCCACTCGTTCAGGAAGAACTAGCAGAAGGCGGAAGAAAGGCTATCGAGCGTCAGCGTGCTCTTGATGACCTTCAGCAAATGCTTAACGATAAGTCTGCTCGCAAGGCAGACCCAAAGACATTCGATGTACTTAAGCAGATGAATGACCTTTATGTATCTTACAAGGAAAACTACGAGGCTCTTAGCCAGTTCTCAGGAACAAGCATCCTTCAGGATTCAGAAAAAGAAGGAACAATTATCAAACTGCGTGAACTAGCACAGTTCAACGAGAATACTTTGAGTGCTTACAACGTACTCTATGGAAGATTACTAGGAGACTAAAGTGGCACAAGTTACCTTAACAGAATTTCTTAAGAACCTATATGATGCGGATGAGGCAACACGCCTTTCTGTAGCAAAGGATCTTAAGAATGCTGGCTTCCTTAGAGGAACAGCAAGCGGAAAACTTGATAAGTTCTTAGAGCTTCAAAATGCAATTATTGATGCTGAAAAGGAACTTGCTCAGCTTAAGCCAGTATCTGGCGAGATTGACAGACTTACTTATTATGCGACTCGTCGCAAGGAAAGGTCTGCTACCGGTGACAATACTCCACCAATCACAGATTACCCAGTAGTATCTAGCGCAACAGACGCTAAGAAGGCAATCAATGCTGTATACCAAGATTCTCTTGGACGCG